ATGTAATTCCGCCATTTAATATCCCTGATTGGTGGCCTAAAATGGTCATTGGAGATTGGGGATTTGCGGCGATGACTTATATTGGTTTCTATGCAATTTCACCAAGCAAGAAATTATATCTATACCGCGAATTAACTTGGCTTAAAACCAAGATTGAGGAATGGGCACCGATAGTTAAAAATTATGTAGAACGAGACAATCCTAGAGTAATTAAGTTCTGTAGGTCGGCGAGTCAGGATAGGGGACAAGAACATACTATCCAACAGCAGATTGAAACTGCATTAGGGAGGCCGATAGAACTGAGTAATAATTCTCCGGGAAGTCGAATCTCAGGAAAGATGTTACTACATGAATATTTAAGATGGAGGCTAAAACCAGTTGTTCCAGCATCAGACTTGCCGATCTACAGTGAAGAATATGCAATGTGGATGCTTAGGAATAAAGGGTTAGATGATTATAAATCATATCTTAAACTGTTTGAACCTACTGAACCGGAGACAAATATTCCTAGACTACAGATATTTCGTTGTGACGAAGCGATACATGAGGGGCATCCTAATTGTTGTCCATTAATGATTGATAGTATTAGGGCTTGTAGTTATGATAAACCGAGGGATAACAAGCCTGCGGAGGATGTGGCGACATTTGAGGGTGATGACCCTTATGATGACCTTAGATACGCATGTGACTCGGCGGAGAGGTATTTTATGGATGCGTCTAGAGAATTTGAGAAGATTCAGAAACAGGACCAGATGACTCAAGTTCTTCAGGGTAATCAGGATTGGACAGCATACTATCGTAATATGCGAGGAATTGATGCTCCAGTTAAAATGCAAGTTGTAAGTAGGTTTCATCATGGATTTAGGTAATCGGAATTATAAATGGTTTATTGCAATACTACTTATATTACTTACAGTATCTTGTGAATTAGCTCCTACAGCAGAATGGATTTTCTGGACTTCATAAGGATATCATGAAAAGAGCATACTTCTTAGCTGTCCTTATAGTAACTTTTGCATCGGTGGTATATGCACAGCCACCAGCTACAGGTAGTTCTAAAATAGGGTGGGACCAGGCTGCTCCAACATTAGCGGAAGCGCAGGGATACACTTTTAAGTATTATCCTGATACCGCAACAGTAGGGACCACCCTTATTTCTGTAACATGTGTAGGAACTGTATCACCATATCAGTGTGAAGTTGCTTTTCCGGCCTTTACTCCTGGAGCACATACTCTTACACTAACAGCTAATAATCTCGCGGGGGAAAGTGTAAAATCAGCCCCTTTAAGTTTCGCATTCATAGTCACCCCAAGTTCTCCTAGTAATGTGAGGATTAAATGAGTAACTGGATTCATAGATTCTTCAATCCTCATTGTCCTCATTGTTATGATGAGCTTAAAGAGTCCAGAGTTTGTTTATCTTGTGATACTCTCCAGACTCAGATTGAAAGATTAACTTTTGAAAATACTAAACTTCTAAATAAATTGTTTACAGAGCCAGCTATTATTGCTCCGTCACAACCAATGGAACCTACACGGCCGATTAATGTTCCTTGGAATGTGCGTAGACAAATGCTAGAAGCTGAAGATAGAGAACGAGCTAAATTAATACGTAACGCTCCTATTTCTACAGACGAACTTGAAAAGGAATTGAAAATTGCCGAAGAAAAAAGGTCATGATTCTAGTGCTGACCCCTCTCCTACTTTTATGAGTAGGATGTTGGGGTCTAATGGTGATGAGTGGCCTGAGCTTCAGAAACAATTTGCATCTGCACAAATTAATATGCCTAGAGAATCTAGGGGTATTACCGCTAGACCAATGAATAGACTTGAGCGATTTGCAAGTGGTATGCTTCCAGGTGGTATAACTGCAATGAATTATCCTGGAACTATTGCAATTAATAGACAGGCTACAGAAGAAGATAATAATCTAAGAGATACTCTAGTTCATGAACTTACTCATAGAGGTCAACCGCCCCGTGGGATAGGAAGTAGACTAATGGATTTAACTAAATCGTGGGAAAAGCGTGATGTAGAAATAGAAGCAAATGAGGCTGAACGTACTTATCCCTGGAAACAAGCTCGGAGCGATAGAAAGTTGAAATAACATGCCATTATCAAAATACTATGGTGGCTCCGGCGAAAAAGTCATGGGTAATATGAAGAAGCAGTATGGCAAGGAAAAAGGTAAGAGTGTTTTCTATGCTACTGCTAATAAGAAAAAGAAACATGAAAAGTCTGAATCTAAAAAAGAAGAAACCCTAGAAACTGGGCCTTCTCTCAAGACCCTTAGAAAGCATGGTGTATAATGGGTGGAATGAATGTTGGAACTAGTAACTGGGGGAGTGCTAGAGGTTTACCTGAGACTAAGATTTCTAATCCTAAACCTCAAGGTGTACAGGGAGGAAAACGAAGACAGGGTGTGGATGTAGGTCCATCTATGTCTCAAAATAGAAATAGACCTGCACCTAATCTTAATCCTATGGGACAGATGGGTGGTCTTAATGCTGGTAGGGGTAGTCAGATGCATATTCTCCCTTCTGGTGGACCCAATGATTCATTCCGTCAATATGGAACAGTTCAGGGGGGTAGAGTAATTCCTCCTGCTAATCCTTATGCACCACCTTCTAATCTTCCTACTGGACAGGGTGCAGGTACATGGGGTCCAGTTAATACTGGTCCTTCTATGTCACCTAGTCCATATATGGCAGGTGGTGGATTTACTGGTGGGGGTATGCCTCCTAATGTAGGTGGTGATGGAATGATGGGTGGTGGTGGAATGGGATTCCATAATCCTCCTATGCCGCCTGACGGACAATCACCTTGGGGTTATCAGGAACCTACTCCACCTAGTATGCCTCCTTCATTTGGTGGTAATCCTTTTGGTGGTAGGGGTATGGGTAGGGGATTGCGTGGAGCTTATGGCGGCTTTTAATGGCTAAAGAAACTTCTGAGGATGTTCAGGCTCTCTTAAAAGAAGTGATTAGTCACTTCGATAGAGAAGACCGTCAAATTAGAGAGCGCCAGATTCGTACATGGCGGAGGCTTAAGTTATTTTGGGAAGGTTTTCAGAAAGCATGGTATAGCGAGGTTGCACATGATTGGCGTATCTGGGATGAAGTTCAAACGGATGATACGCAACAGTCTTACTATGATAAGCCAATTAATGTCTTTCGTGCTTATCTTGAGTCAATTATTGCTGCACTATCAGTTGTTGTGCCTCCTATTAAGTGTTATCCTGATGATGCGGATAACACTCTTGACTTGGCTACGGCTAAAGCCGGTGATAAAATTGCTCAGTTAATCTATAGGCATAATAATGTTCAGTTGGTATGGCTTCACGCGCTATTCATTTATTGCACGGAAGGAATGGTGGCTGGCTATACTTATCCTAAGTCTGATGAATACTTTGGGACTTACGCGGAAGACGAGAAGGAAGAAATAGAGGAACAACATCAGATAACTACTTGTCCTGAGTGTGGTTATAATATTGATGATAAACTGAATCACGAAGTTGCTGAATTGCGCGAGGCTGAACAGGAACAGAATCAGGAAGATGAGTTCACTACAGTTCTACAGAGAGAACCAGAAGATTATGAACCGGAAATGTGTCCGGCTTGTAATAAGGTAATTCAGCCTGCGATTAATAATGAATCTTTCTTTGTTACTCGAATTGTTGGAACTACACACAAACCCAAAACTCGAATCATGTTGGATTGCTATGGTGGGTTGTATGTAAAGGTTCCAATTTACGCGAGAAAGCAGGAAGATTGTCCCTATCTTATTTTTAGTTATGAAACTCACTATGCAAATGCAATTGAAAAGTATGCGCATTTGCATGGTAAGTTGTCTAGTGAAGAAGCTAAGAAAATTGCTAGTTCTGTTGGACCAAAAGACCCCTATGAACAATGGGGTCGATTGAGTCCACAGTATCAGGGAGCATATCCTACAAATAATGTGACTATTCGTAATGCGTGGCTCCGGCCCTCAGCATTTAATATTCTTCAGGACGAAGATAATGTAAAGAAACTTAAGAAATTGTATCCGAATGGTGTTAAGGTTACATTAGTAAATGATGAGTTTGGTGATGCTTATAATGAACGTCTTGATGATGCTTGGACTCTTACTTATAATCCCCTTTCTGATTATTTGCATCATGACCCTCTTGGCCTCTTATTGGTTAGCGTACAAGAAATAACTAATGACCTAATTTCTCTAACCCTTCAGACTATTGAACATGGTATTGGTCAGACATTTGCTGACCCTGCTGTATTAAATTTTAATGCTTATCGCCAGATGGAATCAGTCCCAGGTGGTATATATGAGGCTGTTCCGAAATCTGGTAAGACTTTAAGTGATGGATTTCATGAAATTAAAACTGCGAATTTATCACCCGAGGTAATGCCTTTTGCAACTAACATACAAGGACTTGCACAACTTGTGTCGGGTGCCTTACCGTCACTATTTGGTGGACAGATGCAGGGGGCTGAAACTGCATCACAGTATTCAATGTCTCGTGCGCAAGCATTACAACGACTCCAGAACACATGGAAAATTTTCACTATATGGTGGAAGGAAATCTTCGGTAAAGTTATTCCCGCTTACATCCAAGAAGTAAAGGAAGATGAAAGGGATGTTCAGCGTGACCCTGACGGTAACTTTATTAATGTATTCATTCGTAAGGCAGAGTTGGAAGGAAAGATTGGTAAAGTAGAACTAGAGGCTAATGAGAATCTTCCATTAACTTGGTCACAGCAGAAGGATACTATCATGCAGCTATTGTCGGCTGCTAATCCTGAAGTTCTTGCTGTTATTGGTTCTCCTGAAAATCTACCAATTATCCGTCAGGCTATTGGACTTACAGATTTCTTTGTTCCGGGTGAAGATGATAGAAACCATCAGTATGATGAGATTAAACTCTTAGTTGATTCTGAACCAATGCCAAATCCGATGGACCCATTGAATCCTGAAGTTCCATCGGTAGATATTGACCCTGTGTATGAGAATCATGCAATAGAGTTTGAGATTTGTCGTAAATGGATAGTTAGTCCTGCTGGTCAACAGACGAAGATAGATAATGAACCGGGTTATAGAAATGTACTTTTGCATGGTAAACTTCATTATCAGCAAATGCAAATGAGTATGATGCAACAGCCACCGGCTACAGGTTCGGAGAATGGTGCTGCTCCGCCTGAAAAGCCCAATCCGTCAGAGATGCAACCAGAAGCACCCATAATGGGAGAAGCAAATGTCGCTACCGTCCAATAGTGCAACTATAGATACTCCTGTTGGTCCATCAACAGATAGTCATGAAGATGTAATCACTTTTTTGGGTGCAGAAGATGAACCCGAAGTTATTGAACTGGAAGATAAGCCTAAATCTTCTAAATCTAAAGAAGATGGCACAACGGGTATTGATGGTGCTAAAGGAGAAGAAGGCGAAGAAGGTAAAGATGTAGATGATGAACTACTTGAAATCGAACAGGAATTAGAAGGTCCAACAGAAGAACAACTGGAACTTGTAACTCCTGTTCGTCGTAAGGAAATTTTGGCAAAGTATCCTACTCTTTTTAAGGATTTTCCTTATCTTGAGAAGGCATATTATAGAGAACAGCAGTTTACTGAAATCTTACCTACTATTGATGATGCTAGAGCAGCTGTTTCAGCTAAACAGACTCTAGATAAATTTGAAAACGATGTAATGAGCGGAAATACTGAGATTCTTCTCAGGGCTGTTAAGAATGAAAGTCCAAAGGGATTTAATAAGATTGTTGATGAATATCTTCCTACTCTTGCGCGTGTAGATGAACAGGCATATTTCCATGTGCTTGGAAATGTTACTAAGCATACTATCGTAGCTATGGTGCGCGAGAGTAGAAAGAGTGGAAATGAAGCATTACAGTCAGCAGCACAGCTATTAAATCAGTTTGTATTTGGAACTAGTGAGTTTAAGCCTCCTTCTAATCTGTCTAAAGATGAACCGGAAGTAGATGGTAAGAATAAGGAACTTGAACAGAGAGAACAGCAGTTCGTAAGACAGCAGTTTGATAGTGCTAGAAATGATTTGAACACGAGGATTAATAATACCCTTAAGAATACTATTGATGCTAATATTGACCCTAAGAAGTCCATGACTGATTATGTTCGTAAAAATGCGAGTCGTGAAGCTATTGAGATGCTAGAAGTTGTACTTAGTAAAGATGCACGTTTCGTAGCTCTTAAAGATAAATTATGGGAATCCGCGTTTAGCGAGAATTTTAGTAGAGTTTCTGTAGAACGTATTAAGTCAGCTTATCTATCCCGTGCTAAGACACTGTTGCCTACAGTCATAAAAAAGGCCAGAATTGACGCTCTCAGGGGATTAGGTAAGCGTACTAGTGATGAGGATGAGAGTCCTAATAAGACTCCAATTACACCCGGACGGCCACGGTCACAAGAAATAAAAAGTGGCAAGATTTCTAAAGCAGCCGATATTCCAAGAGGAATGAGGACTATTGATTTTCTTAATGCAGATTAACGAGGGACAAAATGGCTGTTGTTGAGTCACAGGTAGCTGGACTTGAGTTAGAACGTGTAATTCCAAAGATTCGCGTTCTGTTTGAAAGAGATGATAAGTTCTACGCTAATGTTAAGAAACGTGACGTAGAAAAAATCTCTAATAGACAGATGCGCGTTCCTTTGGAACTCCGTCCCGGTGGAAGCTTTCAGTATTTTAATGCTGATGGTGGAGATTTGGGACGCGGTGGTGGCCCGACATTCGATAAGGCCGTACTTACTAGTGTGTTCGTTAGCGAGAACATCGAATATACTAAGTTGACGGATTGGGCCACAGATGATGAGCGGAAGGCTGTTACTAATGGAGTTCGTAGACTTACAGCTACGGCTCTTGACGAACTCCGCCGACAGCTTGATGCTCAGATGATGCAGGCTGGTGATGGCGTTATCGGTGTTATTAGCGCTGTTTCTACTGCTGGTGGTGTTGATACCTATACACTTGGTACTGATGGCTTTGGCGCACGTTTGATGCGTTATGGTCAGACTGTACAGGTGTTCGATACTGCTCTTGGTGTTCTGCGTGGTAGCGGTGTCATTACCAAGTGGGATGTTGAGAATAAGAGTATCGACGTAACTCCTGCTGTTGCTGCTACTATTGCAACCGACAAGCTAGTTACGAATGGTATCACTACTCCTACAGCACTTCCTGCTCTGTATGGTGTGCCGTATCATCATTCTAATGCTTCCACTGGTACATGGCTTGGATTCTCTCGTTCAGCCACACCAGAAATTAGAGCTAACCGTGTTAATGGTTTGAATGCTGCATTGACACTTCCGTTGCCACGATTGGCGATGAATAAGATTGGAAACCGTGTAGGTATTGACAATACATTCAAGCCTACTGCATGGTTGCATCCTTGTCAGAAGCAGGCTTATGAGGAAATCGGACAGTTGGTTTCGATTATTCATAAGCAGGCAAAGGAAGAATCGCTGAACATGTATTTCGGCGATGGTATGCAGATGGCTGGTGCTAGTCTGCGTGATTCCTTTAACTGGGACAAGACTCGTATTGACTTCATTGTTGATGAAGTGT